TAATTATTCTCCTAGTGGTCATAATGCTGCTAGAGTAATTGATCCAGAAGGAATTGCACCAACAGTAATGGAAAATCATGGAACAGTAACTGCTATTCCTATTAAGAATAACACTAAGAAAGGATTCTTACTTGCTGAAGAAGGTGATGCCATAGATATTAGTGGAAGGATGCAATATCATCGTGGAACTGTTCAAAAAGGTATGAGTCAGACAATATCAACAGCAGGTGGAAATAACATTGGTGTAGTTATTAAGAAAGACACAGAAAACTATATTGAATGGGAAGAACCTGGGAAACTAGATATAGATTGTCGAGCATTTAAAGAAGATAAAATTGCACCTGCCACAACAACTACTCCAAAGGGAAAGGTATTACTAAATGATCTGCGAATTCGAAAACTTACTGCAAAAGAATGCTTTCGCCTTATGGGAGTTAAAGATGAAGATTACGAAAAAATTAAAGTCAACCAATCTGAAAGCAGCTTGTATCATCTAGCAGGAGATAGCATAGTAGTGAACGTTCTTGAAGCAATAATAAACAATTTATTATAATACAACCGTTATGTGAGAAGATTATCTTTTAAAACGTGAATAATTATACATAATCTTCTCCTAACACGATTGTAGAAAGGAAGATTTAAAATGAAATACATAAGGACAAAAGATACTGTATCAGAACAAATATCTTTCACTATTAATGATCAAAAACTATACGGCACTGTGGGTAAAGAACGTTTATACAATGAATCTGAGATAATAAAGAAATCTGATGTATTAGAAGATTTATTTGATGAGATAATAATTAAACATCCTATGCCAAATGAAAAACCATGGATAATGAATTTTGGTAGTATTAAAGTTGCAGTTGAATATTTAACCGATAGAATACCATATACATTAACACCTGATACTATTGTTTGTGGTGCTATATGGATAGATGGTAAAAACAATGAACCAATATTAAAATCAGTTGCAAAAATGAAAGGAGTCAATGCTAATGGAAACATTGATTGGGAATTATTATGATATGCTATAGAGTAATGTATTACAAAAATGAATTGCTTGTTAAAGTTAAAGATTGTGAAACTATTGAACAAGCAATATGTGAAGCAAATGATTCTATTTGGTCATACGATATAATTACTATCTACGATTTAGATTTTGGAAAAATATTATATAGATATACAAGAAAAAACAATGGTGAAATTATAAAGGAGTCATTATGAATAGAATAACAAAAAGAATAACAGAAGAAGAATATGAATATCTTTTAAAGGAGTTAGAAAATGACACCAAAAGAAGCAAAGAAAATAGTACCAATCACATTAAAAATAGCCAATCAATTTGTTAATAATTTTCATCGTCATCATAATGCAACAACAGGTTGTAAATTTGCTATAGGATTAAAAAAATCTGAAGACTTAATTGGTGTAGCAATTTGTGGTAGACCTGTAAGCAGATATTTAGATGATGGATTAACATTAGAAATAAATAGAGTATGTACTTTAGGCGATAAAAATGCTTGTAGTATGTTATATGGTGCTTGTTGCAGAATTGCTAAAGAAATGGGCTATAAAAAAGTTATTACTTATATTTTAGAAAGCGAAAATGGAGCATCTGTTAAAGCGAGTGGGTTTATATACGATGGTATAGCTGGAGGCACACATTGGACAGGCAAACGTAATAAAGGGCAAGATATTCCTGCAGAAATGAAAAAAAGATATTATAAAAATTTTTAGTAATTTAGACAATGAGGTGAACAATGAAGAAAGATAAAAGAAAGTTATTAATTCACTTAGAAAAAGGAATTGACCTAATGTTAGACCATAATTTAACAGATAAAGATTGTATGGTAAGCATTGGGATGTTGGCACAATTCATGGTAGTAGCACATGAAGAACACGATAAAGAGAAATATGATAAAGAGAAATTAAAAGGAATGCTTAATACTTACATCAATGAAATTGTTGATGAAGTAAGCGACAAATTAGAAAAAATAAAGAAAGGTAATTAAAATTATGTTTGAAAAAGTAAATCCAAGTCATCCAGACAAAATCGCTGATCGTATTGCAGGAGCAATAGTCGATTTAGCTTACAAAAAAGCAAATGATGGAAAGGAACTATGCTATGAAAACCATCCAAAAGTAGCTGTTGAAGTATTAATAGGACATGGAAAGTGCTATATCATAAACGAAACAAGTCAAAAAATCGATCCAAAAGAAGTAGATGATATAGTTGAAAGAATTACAGGAAACAGCTTTATTGAAACAATCTACAACGAAGTCCCACAGGATAAAATATTAGCTGATAATCAAATTGATTTACATTGTGGAGATAATGGAATCTTTAAAGGTGTGCTAGTATCACCTGAAGAAAGAGAATTAACAAGAATAGTTCAATCAATCTACGATAAATATTCATCTGATGGAAAGTACATTATTGCTAACTGCGAAATAATAGCTTGCCAATCAAACTGCAAAGCATTATCAATTGAAACTAAAAAGTTCAACCCATTAGGTTATTGGACTGGTGGGATCAATGTTGATTCAGGAGCAACAAATAGAAAATTAGGATCTGATATGGGTAGAGCTGTAACAGGTGGTGGTCTACATGGCAAAGATTTATCAAAAGCCGATGTATCAGTAAACATATTCTTACATATGGAAGCTAACAAGGCTGATTCAATAGTAGCAATGCAAAGTGAATTAAGAGGTGTCTGTGCTATTGGTGATAAGAATGTAACAGTATATGAACAAATAACACGTGCATATGAAACTCCATTTGCATTGATTGTAGAACAAGCTGCACGATATATTAAATCAATCGGTGGATTTGAAAAATTAGCAGAATGGGGGTTAATAAGATGACAAAATATGAAAAATATGAAATGATAATAAGTATTCTTGTTTGGATACTATTGTCCTTATGCATTGCATTAACAGTTATAAATACAGTTAATCAATCAAACAAAATTAAAGAATTAGAAAAATCGTTTAATGCTCCAGTGGTGGTAACTCCATCGCTGGATGTAACCGATGAACATACACAAGATATCGTTAAACAAGCATATCAGTTTTTATGTGAATCAGAAGATACACAACCATTTGACTTCGGATATGAATTATCATATGGTGGAAATGATAGCAATCAAATGCTCATCTTTATAACTTTCTACTACTCACTAAAGAACGATCCATACACACATGTAACAAAGCTTGTGAATTATTACGAAAATCCACAAGAATGGGAGATAGTAAGTGATGAATTTGGGTACAAATAAAACGAAATTTAACGCAGTAAAAGTAGAATACGATGGAAGGAAATTTGATTCAAAACTTGAATGTAATATTTATAAGGTGCTAAAAGAAAGGCTAGTACCTTATGGGTTTGAAATTGGTTTTCAACCATTATTTATCCTACAAGAGAAATTCAGATTTGATGGTCATATCATAAGACCAATAACATATAAAGCAGACTTTGTAATAACAAAATTTAATGAAAAGACCTGGTTTGATACTTACGCTATTATCGATGCCAAGGGTTTAGAAACACCAGAATTCAAACTAAAAAGAAAGCTCTTCATTAAGAAATTCGGATACGATATTGTGATCCTAAAATCAATGAAACAAGCAAACTTATGGTGTGATAATTTCCTATCAAAATATAACCAATAAACTAGGAAATACTATTAAAATAACAACTAGGAAAAAGTCATATATTCAAACTTTTAATATCTCTGCATTTGCATTGCAATTGCTCTGCATTTGTTAAGCATTTGATATGCTATTAGATAAGAGTAGAGTAGAGAAGATAAGAGAAGAATATAAATGCACTCTTTTCGCCATTTTATTTCAAAAAAACTCAATTTAAAGTTGAAACTAGTCACGAAAGGTTCTCGAATCAATGGAACTAAAAATGATGAAATTAATTAAAAGGAGTTTTTAAATAAAAATGGAACTAAAAATGATGAAATTAAGGGACTTAAAACCTTATCCAAAAAATGCCAAAAAACATCCACAGGAACAAATCAAGAATGTTGCAGAATCCATCAAAGAGTTTGGATGGCAACAACCAATAGTCGTGGATGATAACAATGTAATTATTATCGGTCACTGTCGATATGAAGCTGCTAAACTTTTAGAGCTAGAAACTGTTCCAGTTCATGTAGCTGAAGGACTTGATGAAAACCAAGCAAACAAACTACGACTTTTAGACAACAAAACAAATGAATCAGAATGGGACTTGGATTTACTGCTAGAACAGATTCCGACACTAGAATTTGACAACTACGAAATCGACTGGGGAATTCAGGAAGAAGAAAACGAAGTAGAAGAAGATGACTTTGATGTCGACAGTGCATTTGATGAAATAGATGAACCAATCTCCAAACCTGGAGATGTCTATCAGCTAGGGGATCATCGACTAATGTGTGGTGACTCAACTAACAAAGATGATGTCGAGAAGCTAATGGATGGAAACACAGCTGACTTGTTAGAAACTGATCCACCATACAATGTTGACTATGAAGGAGCAGCTGGGAAAATTAAAAATGATAATATGGGAGATTATGAGTTTACCGATTTCTTAATTCAAGCGTTCTCTTGTGCTAACGAAGTGATGAAAGCAGGAGCTCCATTTTACATTTGGCACGCTGACAAAAAAGCTCATTTATTTTTTAATGCTTTCAAAGAGATTAATTGGCAAGTTAGACAATGCTTAATATGGGTGAAGAATAGTTTTGTTTTTGGAAGACAAGATTATCAACAAAAGCACGAACCTTGTCTTTATGGATGGAAAGATGGAGCAGCTCATTACTTTGTCGATGACCACACACAAGCAACAGTAGTTGAAGACAAACCTGACATAAACAAAATGACTAAAGCCGAGTTAAAGGAAACTTTAAAAGAAATGTTAGATGCCAAAGTTCCAACAACAGTAATGCACGCTGATAAACCTATAAAGAACACTGACCATCCAACAATGAAACCACTAAAGCTATTAGGCAAACAAATAGCAAACAGTTCTAAAAAGGATGAATTAGTTCTTGATTTATTTGGTGGTAGTGGTTCAACAATGATTGCATCAGAGCAACTAGGAAGAAAATGCTACATGATGGAATACGATCCAAAGTACGTTGATGTGATTATTAAACGATGGGAAACATTCACAGGAAGAAAAGCAGAGAAAATTCAATGAATGAGCGTTACGAAAGAATCCAGATAAAAAAGAACTTGATAAAAAGAGTTCAAGAAGAAATCAAGAAAGAACAGAACAGGAAAAAGAAAGCTCGACTAAATAAATATAAGCAAAAACTAGAAATCGAATTACAAGCCTTGAGGTCATCTTAAGGCTTTTTTTCGCCTGTGTTGAAAAAATAACCAAAGGGGAATAATTAACCAAGGCACAAAATAAAATCGAACACAAGAGAAATTTAAGGGCAAAAATAAAAAAATTCCTTTACAAATACAAAAGCAATATGATACAATAAAGGTGTCGAACCTTAAAAGCGTAGATTTTTACATTTTGGAATAAATACGTTGTTGTCTTCATAAATTAATCTTCTTAATTGAACCTTGGTCTACGCTTTTATCTACTAGACAAAGGAGAAACAAAATGCCGAAAAAACTATTTACAAAAGAAAATGCTAAAGAGATGCAGCTAAGGGGAGCAAAAAAACAAGGAGCATCAAGAAGTAAAAATGCATCCTTTAGAAAATATGTAAAATCTTGGGGAAATGCACCTTTAACTGAAAAAGAAAGAAGTCAAGTTGAAAAGGTGTTCGGTGATCTAGGAATAATCTTTGATGATACCAAGATGAGCAAGAAGATACTTCTATTCTTGCCAATTCTAACAAAAGCGATAAATGAAAAAGATTTGAAAGCTGTTCAAATGGCACTAGAATGGATGGGAGAAAGTTCTAAATACGAAGAAGAAATCAAAAAACTTAAGGAAGAAAATAAGAAACTTAAGCTAGAACAGAAGAAGCTTGCTATTGATACAGGAGATCAAAGAGAGATAGAAGACATGTCTGCTCTTGCTGATTTTCTCGTAATTCAACCAGGAGAAGAAGATGATTCAAACAACTAAAATCCAATGGGGTGAGTTTTCTCTTAAGCACAAGAAATATATCAGGAATGCACTTGATAATCAAATGTCAGTAGCAGAAGGTGCTATTCGTAGTGGTAAGACAATAGATCACTGTATTATTGCTGCCATATACCTGGAAACGTGTCCTGACAAAATCCATCTAGCCTCAGGTTCATCAATAGCCAATGCAAAATTAAATATCGGTGACTGTAATGGATTCGGACTAGAACACTTATTCAGAGGAAGATGTCACTGGGGGAAGTACAAGGATAATGAAGCTCTTTATATCGACTTCACAAAAACAGGAAGCAAAGTCATTGTGTTCGCAGGTGGAGGTAAAGCTGACTCTTACAAGAAAATACTAGGTAACTCATATGGCCTATGGATAGCAACCGAAATTAACCAACACTATGATAGTGATGATTCAGAAACAAGCTTTATTAAAGTTGCCTTTGGTCGTTTGATAGCAGCAAAGAAACCTAAAATTCTATGGGACTTAAACCCAAGTGATCCAAACCACAAGATATACAGAGAATACATTGACAAGTACAAAGAAGGATATCTTGGTGGTTATAACTACGAACACTTCACAATCATGGACAACAAAACCATCAGTCCAGAACGAAGGGAACAAATAAAGCAAAATTACGATCCAAACACAATCTGGTACAAGAGGGACATCCTTGGTGAACGTTGTGTAGCTGAAGGATTAATCTACAGAGAATTTGCTGATAACAACAAGAAATATTTAATCGATGGAGTGAATAAAGATGACATCTGGTTTATTAGAATTGGAATTGACTTTGGAAATAGTTCTTCTAGTCATACATTCGTTGCGACAGGCGTTGGATTTAACTTTAAAGAAATCATACCGCTTAAAGAACTAAAGATTCCAGGAAGTGCAAACCTAACACCAAACCAACTAGATGAAAGATTCTATGACTTTATTTCTCGAGTGTATAAATTATACAGTAAGATGCTTGTAATCCGATGTGATAATGCAGAAACAACACTGATCAATGGATTTAGAGCTAAACTGTTAAAAGAAGCGTGTACCTTTGCAACTGTTAAGGGAGCAATTAAGAAACCAATTATTGACAGAATCAAGATCACTAACAGAATCATGGGTGATGGCAGACTTAAGATTTGTAAAGAATGTGTAAATCTAATCAATGCCTTTAATGGTGCAGTATGGGACACAAAGCATCCAGATGAAAGACTAGATGAAGTAGGAATCAACAACCCAGTTGATATGCTCGATGCATTCGAGTACTCAATTGAAGAAGATATAAACGATATTATTAGAACAGGAAGGTAACAAGAATGAATGAAGAAGAATTAGTCGGTTTAATTTGTATGCTTTACGATTACAATCCAAAACCAAACGAATCTAACGTAAAATTAGTGTTTGAAAATAGGGAAATTTATCCTATAGCTTTAATCGGTCAAGTTAATAACTACTTAAAACGTGAAGGCATCTTTGATGAAAAATCTAATAGACCAACACTTAAAATGTACCAATTGCTAGATAAGTATGGCATTCGTATTAAGAGTCTAAAACAATGGCAAGATGAATTTGAAAAGACAGGTCACGTAACACAATACGATAAATTTGGGAATAAAGAAATCTTATAACTAAAAGGAGTTAAACCATGAGTGAAATTAGCAATGTAAATGAGATCATTGAGAAGATTGTCAATAAAAAAGTTAAATCGTTCAATTACAAGGTTGATGAATGGAAATCATGGTATCGTGGAAAAGTCGATGGATTTCACTCATACAGATTATTCAATGGTCAGAACACAATGGAGATTGATAAAAAATCCTTGAATATGGCTAAAACAGTGTGTGAAGATTGGGCAGATGCTTTAGTTAACGAGAAGCTAGACTTTACAATACCAGAAGCAGATAAGCCAAAAATGACTAATATCTTCACAAAGAACAACACAAATGTTCTTTTAAATGAAGCTGTAGAGAAATCATTTGCTACAGGACAAGGGATGATCCTGGTAGGATTAAAGAACTATGCCATAGGCAAAGAAACAGGAATCTATCAAGCAACAAAAGATACAGAGGTAACAATTGACTTTATCGATGTGACTTGCATCAAGGTGCTTACAGTGGAGAGAAAACGAGTAACAGAGTGTGCTTTTGTATCAGAATCAACTGATTACACAGACATCGCAATCCACGTTCTAAACGAACAAAAGAACTACAACATCCACTTTGTAAGAGTTAGCAATGAAACAAAAGAAATCATAGAACAAACAATGATTGACACTAAATCACCAATAAAATGGTTCTTTGAAATAAGACCAAATGTCAACAATAATTCGTTTTTATATGATTCATTAGGGATGTCAATTTACGCTAATTCAATTGATGTATTAAAAGCAATTGATGATTTATTCGATGGTTTTTCTGTGGAGTATGTGCTATTAAGACCACGTATCTTCGTGCAAGCTGATACATACAAAATAGTTATCGATGGAGAAACAGGAAAACAAATCCGAACTATTGATCCATACGATACAGTTTATTACTTATTACCAAAGGATGATGAAAACAAGAATCACATCCAATCAGAAGTGCCACAAATAAGATACGATGCATACATCAATGGTATTAACACACTTCTTAATATCCTATCAAAGAAAGTAGGATTTGGTACAGAAAGATACAAGTTCGATAAAGGATCAATAGCAACTGCAACTCAAATCATAAGTGAAAACAGTGACTTTGCAAGAAGCTTAAAGAAGCATGAACACATCTTCAGACAAGCATTAATAGACCTTATTTGGTGTATTAAATATGTCAATAATGAGTTTACACTTCAAGAAAAATTCAGTGAATTTAAGTATGAAGAAATTAAAATTGACTTTGATGATTCAATTATTGAAGACAAAGAAGCAATAAGAAAACGTGACAGAGAAGATGTCAATGCAGGATTAATGAGTGTTGTTGAATATAGGATGAAGCATTATAACGAAGATGAAACAGATGCTAAAAAATCAATATTTGACTTTTTCTTATACAAAGAAATCGAGAAATACACTCAAGCTGTTAAAGATGGCTTAATGACACCTAAAGAGTTTGTTATAAAAGCTTATGGCAAAGAAGATCCAGAACTTGAAGCTTATATCACAGAACAATTAAACAAAGCAAATGTTAATCCAATGGATCTATTTAAAGAATATGATGATAACAAGGATGAAGAAAGTTCTGATGATGAAAATGATGACAAAAACGAAAAAAGCATTGACACAAATAATGAATAATTAGTATAATATTAGTGAGGTTGGAAATGAATAAAAACAAACCAACAACACCAGATATGGATACAGTCTACGAATCATTAAGAGAGGTTTATGAAATAGCCGAAAATGATATTCTGATCCATACAAATTTAGAACTATTCCAGGATTTGAATAATAAGAACTGGAAACAATATCAACTCTCAACCAAAAGAATAAACGAGATCAATGCAATGTTGAAAGCAAGAGGTCAAAAATTATTGTATGAGATGAACAAATCAACGATAAAAGCTTGCGAAATAGTAGGTATTCCATCAACTAAGTTTGTTGCATCAAACGAACAAGCAATAGGAATGCTTCTTGTTTCAGCAAGAGAATATTACAAAGATTCAGTTAATAAAGTTTGGCAAATTACAAAGCCAGACAAATTGAATCTGCGACCAAAAATAATCCAGCAAATGCAACGTGGCATAGCTAATGGATTAAGTGTGCAATATAAAACTAAACCTACTAAATTAACACCACAGGAAATTCAAAGAGGAATAGTATGGCGAACAAGAACAGTCGGATTCAAGGAATACATGGAGATGGCAGTTCGAACAGCTATATCAAATGACATCGTAGAACAACAATTGGAACTAAATGATACGACACATAATGTTTTTTTTGTTGTTAATTCATTTGGAGATTGTGCTGATGATCACAAATCATTACAAGGCAAAGTCTACTATGATGAACGATGGACAAGCTGGAACTTTCCTGATGAAGTTAAGAACAAAATCTACCAAATCATTCAATCACAACATATGTTATCAATGCAATACGTACAAGGTGACACAGGTCAGATAGTTCCTGGAACTAAAATTAAGATTGGATGGTTAGGAACTAGACCAAACTGTCGACATAGATTCGTTCCAATAACAATTGAACAAGCTGGTGGGAATATAGACAACTTGCTTGATTCATTACATCTTAAAAAAGGTACATACCGAGATGGTAAATACCAAGCAACACAAAAATTAAGATATATGGAACGAAATATCAGAAACAACAAAGCACAACTGTACCAAGCACAAAAAATAGGTGACCAAGAGTCAATTAAGCATTACTCGAAAATAGTAAGAGATTGGCAAAAACAAGCTAGAGAGCAAGTAAAGGATCATCCATATTTAGAGCGAGATTACAGAAGGGAAACTCGAGATGTTATCGTTCAAGATATGGGTGTAAGGTACAATTGGGATGGTTCTAGGGTTTAGTATCATAGCCTTAATTTTGCTTCTGTTTGAGATAAATTGTGTATACATAAAATTATACCTAGAAATCTATAAAAACAAACTGAAGGCAATTTTAAGGCGAATTATTGCATTTTTTAAAGACTGGAGAAACGCTATCTCATTTATTATAGCGTGGATCATAACGAATGGCTGGGGATGGGCATTCATGTTCCTTGGTAGATTTTTAGGAATCAAGTGGATGCGTTATGCAGGAGATGCTTATATAGCTTTCCTCTGGATGCCAGGAGTCAATGAAAAGGTGGTTACTGTCGCATTGGCAGTTTTCATAAAAAAGGTCTTGTTCAGACGTAAAATGAACAGCCAAAAACAATCTGAATTCGAGTCGCAAATCTCGTAAACTTGCGTAATAAAAAGGAGAGAATTATGGCAATCAAAAGAAGCGAACTTGAGAAATTACTTGAGGGCGTAGAAAAGAAGGATGACATCATTAACTATGTGATGGCAGAAAATGGTAACTCAATTAATGCAGCTAATGCAAAGTATGAGGAATTAAAAACTCAGTACGATGAATTAAACACAAAATTTGAGGATCATAAGAAAGCAACGGGTGATTACGAAACAATCAAGAAATCTAAAGAGGATCTACAAAAGGAAATTGATGGCTACAAATCTAAAGAAGCTAACAAAGTTTATTTTGATAAAATGAAATCTTTAGGTTTTGATTCCACATTTGTTGATGAGGACATCTTCAAGAGAATTCCAAAAGTTGAAAACGATGGAGATCTCAAAAAATGGGAAGAAAATGCTAAAAAGTTTTTAGCAGATAATCCTAAATTTAAAAACGAACCTGTGGTACATCAAGGTGGATTTAACTTCCAAGGTTCTAATGATCCAGACCATCCACAAAACGATGAAGAATTATTAAAACAATTAAAGGAAGCAAACAAGCCACAACAATAACAGTTTCGTTCTAAAAAAATCTAATTTTTAAGGAAGGAAAAACAAAATGGCAAACGCATTTTTAACTCCACAAATTATCGCTGTGGAAGCATTAAGATTATTAACTAGTAACCTAGTTTATCGTGATTTAGTTCACACAGATTTTTCAAAAGAATTCCAAAAAGTCGGAGATACAGTTAACGTTAGAAAACGTCAATTGATCCACTCAAAGAATTATTTAGGTAGCACAATCACAGTTCAAGATGTACAAGAAACTCCAGTACCTGTTAAATTAGACAGAATTCGTGATACAAGTGTTAAAGTATCTTCAAAAGATATGACATTATCAATTAAGGATTTTTCAAGTCAAGTATTAGAACCTGTTATGTTAGGTATGGCAGAAGACATTGATGCTGATATTGCAGCAGCATTATTAGGTTGGGCAGGTGACACAGTATCTAAAACTGCATCTCCAACTAACTTAGCTGACATTGCTAACATATCAAAAAAACTTGATAAAAAGAAAGTTCCAAAGACTGAAAGATCATTAGTGTTATGTTCAGACCATAAGTATGATTATGCTTTAACAGATAACTTAAGTAAAGTTTCTTATGCAGGTGATAACGAAACATTACGTGAAGCATTATTAGGTAAAGTTTACACATTAACTACTTACATGAGCCAAAACAACCCAGATACAAATGCTGCATCTGCTGGTACAGCAACAGCTTATAAAGTAACAATGACTAAAGGTTCTACAACTATTGCTATCACTGCTGGTACTGCTACATCTGCAACTATTAAGGAAGGTGACAAGTTCATCGTTAATGGTCATATGTATGAAATTGCAGCTGACATTACATTATCAAGTGGTGCAGCAAGTGGTACTATTACTGAAGAAGCTGTTGAAACTATTTCTACAGCAACAAGCGTAGTATTAGTTAACAAACCTACATCAGTAGCATTCCACAAAGAAGCAATCGCATTCGTTAACAGACCAATGGAAGTTCCAATGGGTGCAGCAAGAGCTTATACTGCAAGTGCTGATGGATTCTCAGTTCGTGTTGTTATTCAATACAACAACCAAACTAAAGAAGATGTTATTTCAGTAGACTGCTTATATGGTATCGCTGAACTTAACAAAGACATGATTGTTGCTTTAAAATAATAGTTTAATTTTAACCGATGGGATAATGGTGTCCTTATGCCATTATCCTATTTTTTGATAAAGGAGAAATAACATGTATTTAACAAAAGACATTTATTATAACAAGAGAGCGATTGACCTAGAAATAGAATTCAAGTCAAGCCGATATGATAATCCATCAAATGCTGTTAATGTATTTTTGCAAAAAACTGAAGATTGGATTCTTGAATATTTATTTGCAAATTACAACACTACAAAGGATGAATTAGATTCAGATGTTATGCAACAAGCAATGATATATCAAGTGGATTTTGAATTAGAAAATGGTACGTTGTCAAATGATATCAATAATTCAAACAAAGCACTTGCTCCAGCTGCTTATCAATTGTTAAGAAGTCATGGTTATTGCAACTTGCAAACAAATGGGTCAAGACCTTTTAATTTTGGAGTGATAAAGTAATGGGTAGAGATTTAAGAAACTCAAGAAAAGACTTTCCTGATCGTTGCAAATGGTACAAAGCTAAATATGTGATGAACAAAAAATTAGTCCAGGATGCAATCTGTGAAGGTGTATTTTATTCAAGAGATACTGTGGATCAATCAGAAACAAAGCAAGTTCAATTTGGAGTAGCAAACCATCAACAATCAAGATTGACAATTGAAACACCAGATTATATCGGTGATATTAAAATTGATGACTTTGTAATGCTAGATGGTGACCTATGGAGAGTAAATGAACTTCCTGCAATTAAAGATGATGATGCAGGAAAATATTATTCTACAAGACCAAAGACACTAACAACATTAGTGTTATTAAAGTAGGTGATACAGTGGATGAAGTTCAAGTTTATTATTACAACTTACTTGCAGTTTTATATCCTACATGTCCATATGACACAGGGAATATGCTGAGTCACATTAAGCTTGAAGAAACACCTGAATATTTTAAAATCACGATCCAAGCTCCAAAGCAAACAAAAAAAGGAATGTACGATTATGCAATTTCAGTAAATGAAGGATTAGCAGCAAAAGCACAAGGGCGTTCTAGAAGCGTTAAGGAAGAAAGAAACTATCATTGGATACAAAGAGCAGTACAACAAGCAGCACAATTAACAGCTGAAAAAGTAACATTTGAAGGGGGACTACCAGATGCAAGCATTTAGAGATCATTTAAAATCAAATCTACCACAAGAATGGGAAATCACAGAAGAACTAAATCTTAATTGGGATGGAACATCAACAATAGTAGTTTTAAAAGCTAACACTGGTACAGAGTTTATTAACGCAAAAGCTATACCATTTCAAATGATAGTTTTAACAGATGATGTTCCTAATAGTTTAGCAATACTAAACACTTTTATATCAGAACAACACGAGAAATTCTTTGTTAAAAATTATAGTTTTTTCAAACAATATTATTACACACCAGTAGTGCCAACTGTAGCAACTGCCACAGGAAATACTCTTACTAGCCAAATTATAGTAACTGGTATGCTTACCGAAGCAAGTGAAGTATCCGATATTAGAAAAGTCGAAATTACCTCTGGAACAACAACCGAAACCATCTACACAACAGTTCGAAATTTTGCATATACAACAGAAGGCGATTCGCAATCAATAATCAACGATAGTGTTGATCTTTTAGCTAAAAGAAATAATCGAATAGGTGTAGTTAGTTTCACATTGTCATTCTTGGCACAAGGAAATAACTTCTGTAAAAAGTTAAGACAATTGAGATTAGGAACAGCTAATCCAAATATTACATTCACTGTTAAGTTTAATTTTACTGATTCAAACACTCCAGGGACATATGCAGAAGCTGGATACGATGAAACATATACATGTAAGATAGTTAACTACACTTATAATTCAGAGAATTCATTATTGCCAACTTACACAGTAGCGTTCCAAACAGCATAGGTGATTAATATGGCAGAAGGAATTGAAATTATTATAAGAAAGCAAGGTTCTCCTGGAACTGAAGATGAAGGAAAAACAAATGATCCTAGTACTGCTGGTGCTAAAGGTGGAAAAAATGAACCTGGTAAACCAACCAAGATGCAAAAACAAGTAAATGGGTTATTAATCCAATATGGTAAACAATCTTTACAAGAAGGATATAAACTAATAACTGATTACACAGGTGATTACATCACAAGCAAAACAATTGACACTTATGTTAATTTAGCAGCTGATGTAGCAACTATTGCAGCAACAGGCTGGGTAGGAGCAATTGCAGTCGGATACAAATACGCTACTCAAGCAATCGAACAATCAATTAATGTTAACAGAGAACGTTCAAGAATAGAAGCGATGAATACACAACTAGGACAAATAACTCAATTTGGAGGTAGGTACGCTAATGGCAATTAAAGTTTACTTAAATAATGTATTAGTACCACACAAAGATGGAATACCTATCACTTTTACAAATAATGAGCAATTAGATTCTGGTGTGTTAGTGATTCCAAATGTTACATCAAAGTTAACAATTAAGAGAAACGATCAAATTAAAATACAAATAAATACAGCAACATCGTATTATTATTTGGTTGCAGGATATAAATATTCATTAGGAACAAATAAAAGTCCATACGTATACAATTACGAGATAACACTT